TCTTGACCAGGCAGACGAAGGTGCTTATAAATGGGTGTTCAATTCTACAACTGGTGAATATGACAAGACTGAGATAAATCCAAAGATTCAGTATATCGTAAAAGAAGAGTACAACGAAGAAACAAAAATGTACGAAACGCATTATTACAAGGTAACAAATACTGAAGAAGGAAAACATACAGAAAAGATTGAAGATCCTGCCCTCATAAAAGAGAGCCGGGTCTATTTTCTTGGTCAATCTCAGTCTCATGCTATGGCGAAATTTGTAGATAAGATGCCTACAGATGCGGAGATTGAAAAAGATAAAGAAATTGAAGGCTGTGACAATTTGAAGTATATCGTTGTTACAGACCCGAAGGATTTGACGAACCTTTATAATAGTCGCTTTACGATTGATAAAATTGGACGCAGAAATCTCGTATGTTCCGGTGGAGAGTTTGATGCTTACACGAATGACGAGGATTTGATGCTCGCAACAGAATATCAGCTTTGGAAAAACTGTAGACTAACCGACACTATAACGCTTCGTATGCATTTAATTCCGTGGTTGGACGTTAATCAGAAAATAAAATATGCAGCTCGCTATCTAAAGAATGATACCCCCGTAGAATGGATTACAAAAAAGATAGATACCAATCTGGGTGAGGGCGTTATGAATGTTACCATGAGCCGCTATTATCCGTACTACCCGTACATCACATATCTGAGCGCATCGGCAAATAAATATGCTGAGCCAAAATCATAAATGAAAGGAGTGGTATTATGAATCTAATTTTCTCGAATGGTGAGTTAAAGTCAACCAAGTTTTCCTGTTCTGAGACATACAGCTTTGACCAGATCACTTTTTTCATTGAAAAGAAGTATGTAAATCTGCAATTTTATTGTGTAGTTAAGGACCATACTGGCAAAATCGACCTACTCAGATTGAAACAAACAAACAGCACAAGTGCTTCTTATTATAATTATATTTGTTCTATGGACTTCCCTACGAAGGCAAAAGACGGAAAGTGCACTATTAGCCTGTTTGGCATTGATCCAGCGACAGGTTCTATTGAAGTTTCAACTCCGAATTTTGAGTTGAATGTAAAAAATGATATCTACAATTTCAAGGCTCAAATTTCAATGTTGGAAGAATTCAATCAGAACGCAGCTAATATCTATAATAAAATTCTATCTATGTACAATGGTGTCGTAGAGATGTCAAATCTGAATGCGGAGATTTTAAGCAAGGAAGGAGTGGTTACTAAGTGATTACTTCTTCTAGTGAGTATATGGAGCGGCTTAACGATATCCAGAATCAGGCAGGACTAAAGCAGTTGGTTATGTTACCGGGCAACGAGTCTCGTTTCATTATTGACGCAAATCAGCGCACCATTACGATTCCAGACGAGTTTACTTTTCTTGGAGTAAAAAACGACCACAAAGCAGAGACTATCTATTTTGAAATCGATCGATATTTTGATAAAGCAGATTTAAGTGAGAAAACTTGTATCGTTCAATTTGAGTCTATTGATACGACTGAAGGTTCAGAACAGGTAATCAGTTCGGGGTTTTATCCTGTTGTAAAAATGGATGTAGATACGGCAGATGGTAAGATTATTTTTGGATGGGAGATTCAAAACGATGTTACGGCTTATGCTGTAAATGTAAGATTTTCTATTCGATTTTATGAGACAAAAACTGAAAACGATACTATTGTTTTTGCTTACAATTTCAATACCCTTCCTGTCGAGCTACCCGTAAAAGATTCTTTGGACACCATGGACGCAGATAAAGAGATTCCGCCTGCAGAAGTCGAAGGCTTAGTTGAAAAATTTACAACTATGGCAAAAAACATTGGGAAAGATGTTGTGAGGGCCAATACAGCTGTCACCAATGCAGAAAGATTTACTCTAACTCAAAACGAAAAAAATCTAATGCTTGTCTTATTTAAAAAGGTATCGGATGTGTATAGCGATGTTACACCGCAATATGAAGAGTTAAATAGTATTTGGTCAGCGCAAAATGAGGAGGTGACATAATTGATCACATCAAAAGAAGAATATCTACAACGACTTGATGATATTCAAAATCAATCTCAATTAAAAGAACTCGTTATGTTGCCCTCTGATGAGCCACGTTTTATCATTGATGCTGACAGTCGTACAATTTCTGTTCCTGATGAATTTACATTCCTTGGTGTTGAAAATGATCATGCAGCGGAAACTATTTATTTCGAGATCGACAGATATTTTGACCAGCATGATTTAAGCACAGAGATGTGCGTAGTTCAGTTTGAATCGGTCAGTGGTGAAGGTGCATACGAAACTGTTCTCTCTGACGGTTTTTATCCAATTACTAAAATTGATATCGATACTGTTCCAGGTAAGATTTTATTTGGATGGACTATTCTAAACGATGTTACTGCACACAATGGAATCGTGAAGTTCTCTATTCGTTTTTATAGTCTGGAAACAAACGAAAGCGGGAAAAAAGAGTTTTCATACAATTTCAACACACTTCCCTCTTCCCTACCAATTAAAGAGACTATTAACGTAACTGGAACTGGAGTAAAAGTTGATCCGTCTGACTTGGAGATTCTGACAGCCCGGTTTGCAGAGATTGAACAACGAGCAAAAGAAAGTATCTCAGAGACAGAAATAAATCGTGACTTATCTAAAGGATATGCCGATGCTGCCGAAACAAGTGCGGTTAAGGCAAAAAATAGTGAAGACGCATCCAAAGCTAGTGCGCTGGCTTCAAAAGAATCAGAGTTAGCAGCTTCTCAATCTGAAACAGGTGCTGCAACCTCTGCACATGAAGCCAGCGACAGTAAAGACGCTGCGAAACAGAGTGAACTAGCCGCAGAGGATAGTGAGAACAAAGCGAAAATTTCTGAAGATAAGGCTCTCGCGTCTGAAAATAACGCAAAGAAATCAGAACTAAATTCAAAAGAATCAGAAACAAATTCCAAGAACAGTGAACTCGCATCGAAACAATCTGAAGCTAATGCAAAGTCGAGTGAAGTTGCTTCCGCTGCAAGTGAGACGGCTGCCAGCAAAAGTGCATCTAACGCTCAGGCATCAGAAAAAGCAGCTGAAACATCTAAACTAGCAGCGTCCACGTCTGAAGTTAATGCGAAAGCAAGTGAAACTGCATCAAAGGCTAGTGAAGAAGCGGCTTTAGCATCTGCAAATAGTGCAAGCGAAAGTGCAACAAAAGCAGCTGATTCGATTTTAGTTACTGAAAAGAATAAAAATGCGGCAAGCGAGAGTGCCAAATCTGCAGCAAATTATGCAAAAGAGTCCGAAATGAATAAAAATGACGCAGAAAGTAGTGCTGTGGCAGCGGCCGCATCTGAAGCAAATGCAAAAAAATATTCGGATAAAGTAAAAAACGCTATTGCTGTAGATTCTACTTTGTCTATTTCTGGTGCGCCTGCCGATGCAAAAGCGACCGGTGATGCGCTGGCAGGAAAAAGTCCTATCAATCATACCCATAATTACGCTGGATCTTCAAGTGTAGGTGGTTCCGCTATAAGTGCTGTTAAGCTTGATACAGCAACTGCTGGTTCAGCATCTCAGCCAGTTTATTTTTCTGGTGGTAAACCTGTTGCATGTACTTACACATTAGAGAAAAGCGTACCAAGTGATGCAAAGTTTACCGATACTTGGCGTGGAATTCAAAACAATTTAACGAGTACAGACACAGATCAAAGTTTGAGTGCCGCACAAGGCAAGGTTCTTAAAGATCTTGTTGATACAAAGTATGATGAAATTAAAAATCTTATAAAATCAATTGATCTCAAATTCGGCACGAACGTGACCAAGAATCCGTTCAGCGCCACATTCAGCAGTCTGGACGGCCTGACCGTTGCCGGCGTTTGGAACGCCGAACAGGCAAGGATTGAATTTTGAGTAAGGAGGTGAATTTTTATGGCAAATGTAAATCTCGGCATGAAGGCTGTTGGCAGCACCGTTAAAATCAAGGTCAACGGCGCGTCCAAAGATTTTATTGTTGTGCAGCAGGGTAATCCGAATACCAGCACCTATGATTCGAGTTGTGCCGGGACGTAGCTGCTGATGAAGGACATCTACACAACGTCTGTGTTCAGCAACAATAACTCCTACAAGGGTTCCAGCATCGATACATACCTGAACGGAACATTCTACAACCTGATTGATACGGACATTCGTAACGTCATCAAATAGGTCAAGATTCCGTACCAGAACGGCGTTGGCAGCGGCGGAAGCCTTGCCACCGGCTCCAATGGCATGAGCACGAAAGTATTCCTGCTGTCTGGTTATGAGGTTGGCTTTACGACCAGAGACGACAGCTATTTCCCCGAGGAGGGTGTTCGGCTGGCGTACTTCGACAACAGCTCTGACGGCATCAACAAGCGTGTCGCCTACAACGGCGGCAGCGCTGCCATTTGGTGGCTGCGCTCTCCGGACGTCAGCAGTGGCACCAACATCTTTGGCGTTGACATCAATGGCTAGACCGGCAACTACTGGTACGGCTACTCCTATGGTGTTCGCCCCGCTTTTGTACTGCCCTCTTCACTCGCGGTCTCTGACGACGGCACGGTCGGTGTCAACACTGCACCTACCGTCAG